AACGGCGCCCCGGACGAGGCACCGACCAAAAGCGATTTGAACATAAAAGAGGATATACCCGTAGCCAAGCCACCGGTGGACCCGACGGAAACATCGATACAACCAAAAGTGGTATTGGGTACCAAAACGCCCCCGGACCTTGCCGGCATGCGTGCCGCCCTCAAACCCAAGACGATTGAGGAAATACAAAAAGCGGTCAAAGATATGGGGAAAAAAGTGCCAACAATTGAAATGATACAAGAGGAAAAAGAGAAAAACACCGTTGGACCTTATTAACAATATCATTTATAATACAATCATATGGCACAAATAGACATTGAACAATTAGGCGAATTAGTCATAAAAAGCGACGAGATATTTTTGACCGCCAAGGGTGAGCAAGTATTGGTTGACCTCTTGGTAATACAAGGCCAAGTTGAGGCCGCCATTGACGAGGCCAAGGCCAAATTGGAAGCCACGGCGCTAAAAGTAAACCCCAATTTTACCTCAATACAGGGCGATAAAATAAAAGTGTATTACCGGGCGTTTGGGTCCAAATACTACATTGACGAGGCCAACATAAATTTGGCACCAAAAGAGTTTTACACCGTGGAAAGCAAAGTGACGTACAAAATTGACACCAAGGCGCTTGAAAAGAGCATTGACCAAACGGGCAAGGTCCCGGCCGGTATTTTGGAAGTTGACCGAAAAAAAGCAATTTCAATTTCACTCAAAAAAAACAAGGGGGTAAACAATGACGCTTGAGCGTGAATTAGCCCGAGAGTTTGTTAAGCGGTTGGTACACCGCATACGCACCAAGTATTTTATTTTTGGATTTGCGGCCGGAGTAATGATTACATGCGTAATTTTTCTACTCACAAATATTATATGAACAACCCAAAATTTAGGGCGTCATATTCAGTATTGGACCAATGGAATAACGGCAATTGGGAAATGGCCGTAAAAATGTATTTTAAACTTGAAAAGTTTGTGACACCACAAATGCAAGACGGCCGGGATTGGCACCAAAAGTGGGCCGAGCATATCACCAAGACCAAGACCATGCCGATTGAGTTTGGCGGCGCAAAACTGATTAACCCATTTGCCGAGCAAAAAACGGTGGTGCCGATTTACGATTGGTTGGACCTTGTGGGTGTTATTGACTGTTACGATAGCCCGGTGATTTACGAGTGGAAAACCGGCAAACAATCAAGTGAGGTTTACGCCGGGTCACAACAGGGCGGCATATATGCCGTGTTGGGTACCTATTCCAAAAAATACGTTGAAAAAGTGGAAATACACCATTTTGACCAATACAGTAAAAAAGCGGATATGAGCATTGTTTGGGTTACCGACCAATTACTAAAAGATACATACAATTGGATTATTACAACCGCCGGCGAAATGCACGATTACTTTTTGAAAAACGATTTGTATAACCGATTTGTTAGGAATTTACCGACACAATAATATGCAATCACTGATGATAAAAGGCATTAAAGTATACTGTTTCGACCCATTTAAGAAAAAACTCATGCTCATGGGCAATAAGATTGGCAACTTTTTTTTCAAAACGGTTGAGGCCAATCACTTTATGCGTGTTGTTGGCGGCTACGGATTGCAGTACGACGCATTTGCCTGTTTCGAACAACAGGGGATAAAAGACATTGAGATACTGGAACGACATACCGGCGAAACGTGGCAGTCAAAACCGAACGATTGGTTTACACACGGAAAAATTGCGGATTACGGCCGGGGAAAACAGATATTTTTGAGCCTCAAATACATGGTGCGTAAAAATAAAGAGAAAATAAAACAAGAACAAGCCCGGACCGAACAGGTGCGAGCAGAAACATTTGTGCAAAGGGGGTTGGTATAAAACCATACGAGGTAATCAGCATCATACTCAAGGATATGGCGGCGATGGCCAAGCCCGGCGTCACCACGATGGCGATAAACGACATGGCAGAGAAGCGCATCAAGGAATTGGGCGCAACAAGCATCAACAAAGGATACAAGCACGAAACCGCCAAAGCCCCATGGCCATATGCAACATGTATAAACGTCAATAACTGTATTGCCCATGGGTACCCCAACGATTACCAATTAACCGAGGGCGATATTGTGAGTTTTGATTTGGGCATACGCATGGACGGCCAATGTGCCGATGCCGCATTGACCGTTGGTGTGGGCGAGATTAGCAATCAACGTCAACGACTGCTATATTACGCCAAGCAAACGGTTTACGAGGCAATCCGGTATATGCGGTCGGGAGCAAAAACACAGGACATTGCCAAAGTTATTGAAACGCACGCATTAGCCCGGGGGTATTTGGTCAACCAGCGGTTTGCCGGTCACCGGATTGGCAAACAAATGCACATGAAACCGAACATATACAACACATTGGACGACCAACAGCCATACCACGGCGTACTCAAAGCCGGTGAGGTATATTGTGTTGAGCCTATGTTGACCGTGGGCAATGACAATTTGGGCCTATTTATAGACCCGGCCGGGTGGTGTTGTGTTACGGCAGACGGTAAGGATAGCGCATTTTTTGAGCATATGGTTGAAATAACCGACGGCGACCCAAAAATATTGACGACACATTTTACATACACAAAAGGGGGTGAGTAATTATGGCAGTCAATCTAAACAAAATGGCCCGTGAAATTACGCTTGCAGAGGGTTTGAAAAAAAGCGTATCAATCGCACAGGTTAAAGAAGTAATGAAATTAGTATTTACGGAAGTTGGAAAAATGACCACACTTGAAATTGCTGGAATAGTAAAAAAATATAAAACGGGGTAAGTATGAAACAAGCACCAACAAACGGACAAATTGCATATATATTTTTTATGGGACTTGGTTTATTAAGTATAGGTGTATTGTTGTTTTGGGTCCCTTATATCGGGCCGGTAATTGGTATCACCGGCGCCATTTTTATGGTATTGGCAGTAACGACAATTATTGTGAAAATTACTACCAAACAATAGCATGATAACAAGAACATTGGTCAAGGCCATATACAAGGTCAATGACAGTAAAACAAAAAATGAAATACGGATTGAGTACACCGACGAGCATTTACACATATTACCGAAAAACGGACGGCGTGAGTTTGTGTTTATGAGCGTAAACACACCAAAAACAAAAGAGCGCTGGCGAAATATAGCCAAACTGATAATCAAAGCTGTTGAAATGGTATAATATTATTATGGCCGACACTCAAGCACATACAGAGGTGACCACATACACCATTGAGGGACAGACCGGGAAAAATTCCGGGGTATTTGTTAAAATACCAATTGATGTGTCACCCAAGGGATTACAAACATTTACCATTGACCTTGATGAGTTTTCAATAAACGAAACCGGCACCAAAATGAAACATAATAAGCCGGTGCAGTACATGACATTTAAGATTTCAAAAAAATAATATGGCAGAAACCGGACGACCCGCATACACAGACGACCAATACAAAGCATGGTTGCAAGACCTTGAGCCGTTTTTGAAAAAAGGCAACAGTATTTATTACGCATGCAACCGAGCCGGGTTGGGGTCACAGTATTGGACCGTTTTGGAAAAGTACAAATTGGGCGATTGGTTTTCCAAAAAAATAGACGCATATAGGGCATACCCCGGAGAACTTATAAACGATACGTTGGCAACGTTATGTATGACTATTGCCGAAAAGGTAAAAAGCGGCGTCCCATGCACAAAGGACGAATTGGATACGCTCAAGTTTATGGCCGAAAAGCACCGGACGGCACAACCGTTTTTTGTGACACGTCAGGAAACGGCCGTTGCAGACGAAACCAAGGTGGGAAAAATACTTGATACAATAGAAACAGATTATGACGACGTTAGACAACAGGCTCAAAAACAAATGGTGGCGGTTGACCCACTTATACAAGATAAAGGATAAACAGGGCCGCTTAGTCACATTTACCCCAAATTACCCACAGTTAAAACACCTTGCAGAGCGAGGTACCCATAGATATAACCTCACACTCAAAGCCCGGCAATTTGGATTTACCACGTTATATTGTATTGATTTACTTGATGAGGCGCTATGGGTCCCGGGCATGAGTTGTGCTATATTGGGCCATGAGCGCGAAGCGGTTGATATGATTTTTGAAATAGTAAAACGAGCATATATAAATTTGCCGGACGCAATCAAACCTGTTACCAAAACCGATACGGCCCGCATGTTACGTTTTGTTGCTATGTATACCGGTGACCTATTGGACAACATGATATATGTTGCACTCAAATTGCGGTCCGGTACAGTACAACGTTTGCATGTTACAGAGAGCGCGTACATAAAAGACCGGCAAGAGTTAGTAGCAGGGAGTAAACAGGCGGTACCAATGACAGGTTCAATATCAGAAGAAACAACAGGCAACGGATTTAACGATTTTTACGATTTTTTTACGGAAGCGCAAAACCGAACTAACCCGGGACCACTAGAATACAAAGCATATTTTTATCCGTGGCATGACAACCCGGAGTATACATTGCCCGGAGCCTTGGACCGAGAGGATAAGACAACCAAGGAGGTTGAATTGCAGACGTCCTACGGCATTACAGACGGTCAATTATTGTGGCGCCGGTGGAAAATGGACGACCTCAAGCGTAACCAAACAGGTTTAGGACTTACAGGCGACCAATTATTTAAACAAGAATACCCCATTACGGCCCTTGAGGCGTTTCAGAGTGGTGCCGGACATGTATTTGACCCGGAAAGGTTGAATAGTACACAGCCGGATGACCCATTGACCGAGCAAGAGTTGACCGAGCAAATATACAACAGTTGGTCTGGGTCACTTGCCGATAAGCAAATAACCGGTATGCACAAGTTATCCACATTGGGTGTGGATATGTGGAAAATACCGGTGCCGGGTCATAAGTACGTTATTGGTGTTGACCCGTCCGACGGAGAGGGGGCAGATTACGCCGATATTGACGTATGGGATGATGATAAATTAGAGCAAGTTGCGCAATATTACGGGAAATTACGCCCGGACGAATTGGCAGAATTAACAGCCGAGATTGGTAATTATTATAAGGACGACCGGGGCGACGGTGCATTTGCCGGTGTTGAAAATAACATGCTTACTACCATATTATTTTTGTCCAAAATATACCCTCGGTACTATTACGACACAAAAATTGACGAGCGCACACAGAAAAAAACCAAAAAAATAGGGTGGAATACCAACACCAAGACCCGGGACGTGATGATTGACGATTTCAATATACTTTTCGATGATGGCAATTTAATAATACACAGCCGGCGCACTCTTGGTGAAATGAAAACTTTTGTTAAAAAGGATAATGGAAAACGGGAGCATGCCGACGGAAAGCACGACGACGCATTATTTGGTGGCTTCATTGCCATACAAATGCGCAAGTTTAACCGGCCCGCCGCCCGGGTGTTTACAACCAAGCCATTTTAATATTTGTACCGTATGGGGTAAAATATAATCAAGGTACACAAACCGGCATATGGTATATAATTGATATATGGCAAAAGATAATTACCCGCAGTCACCCACCGTTGGTATTGGCGTTGCGTCAATAATGACACAAAACCAGACGACCGAGCATGTGGACGCCACCCCGGCGCCGACGGCCATTGGAATATTTCCGAACGATAAAGAAAAACAGCGCCTTGACGATTACGAGTATTACCGGCGGTTATTTTTGGGTAAACATTTTGAGGCATTTAGAATTAAGATTGACGACCAACGATACAACCGGGCATATGCGCAATTACGGTATGTGGTGGTCAATTTTGCCGGCTTACTATCAAAAATCATGGCCGACATGCTATTTTCAGAGCCGCCGACAATTAAGGTGCCGGATGGTGACCAAGATTGGGTTGACGCATTTGTACGGGAAAACAAACTTGACGTGCAGTTTTACGAAAGCGCATTGGGTAACAGTTACGCCGGTGACGCCGTGTTTAAGCTACGGGCCGGACCCCGACACAAAGCAGACACGCAAAGCACCGTTATTGCCGAGGATATAACCCCACGTATTTATTTTCCGAAAATTAACGGGTTTAACGTCCGGGCAGAACCGGAGCAAATTGACCTCAAGTGGACGTTTAGGGTGGGCGACAAAATGTATTTGCGTGTTGAAACGCACGAACCGGGCAAAATAACCAATAGGGTATACGAAATGCAGGGTGACAAAATAATCCAAGAGGTTGGCCCGGCAATTGCCGGATTGGACGACCTACAATCAGAGGTGGCCACAAACGTTGATTTTCTCTTGATTACCCACGTTGCCAATTGGAAAACCGGCGACCGGCATTTTGGATTATCTGATTATCACGACCTTGATTACCTATTTTATGCGCTCAACAACCGCATGAGCAAAATTGACAACATTTTGGATAAACACGGTGACCCAATACTTATGGTCCCAAGCGGTATTTTGGACGAAAAGGGACAGGTCAAAAAGGGGTCATTGGGTGTTATTGAAGTTGAAAATGGCGAGGATGGCAAACCCGAGTATATTGTGTGGGACGCCTCGTTAGACAGCGCATTTAAGGAAGTTGAAAAATTGGTTGATTTCCTATACTTGACCGCCGAGATTTCCCCGGACCTATTGGGATTGGGTGAGGGTGTAACCGAAAGCGGCCGGGCGCTCAAATTCAAACTTATGCGTACTTTAGCCAAAACACAGCGCAAACGCCTATATTACGACCAAGCAATCAAGGAATTGATTTATAATGCACAAGTATTTGCCAAGGCAAATAACCTTATGGTTGATGGTAAACCGTTAAAAGGTGAGCCGGTAAAGCCAGAAATTGAGTGGCAAGACGGATTACCGATTGACGATACCGAACTACAAGCCGATTTGATAGCGGCCATTGATGCCGGTATCAAGAGCAAAAAAGACGCAATCATGGAATTGGACGCCGTTGATGAGCAAACGGCAGAGGATAAAATAAAGGAAATTGAGGAAGAAAAGCCAAAAATTGAAATACCACCCATGAAAATAAAAGACGGCGAAAGCATAGTTGACCCAAAAACCGGAAAACCGCCGTTTTCACCAAAAGACCCCGTAAAATGATAAAATGGGTATATGTACCCAAACCAAGTACCAATTGACCCCGCACATGTTGAGCGGTTGACCCGGATTTTCAAAACCGCATACGCCGATATTGTCAAACAAATGACCACCGCAACCGATTGGGGCGTACAAAACCGCAAGCAAATATTAGCCCAAGTTGAAAAGATATTATCTGACATTGGCGTGGACGTGCAAAAGTTTATTGAGGACGATTTAAGCGAATATTATAAACAAGGGGCAAATGACGCCGTGGCCCAACTCACCAACATTGGTGCCGACGTTTCCGTGGCCGAAGGGTACAACCGGGTACATATGGAAGCCATAAAAGCATTGGTTGACGATACGGCGAAGGCATTTGGCGAAAGTATGACCGGTGTTTTACGTAGCGCCGACCTTATGTTAGGCCGGGCCACCCGGGAAGCAATCACCCAAAAGATAGCCACCGGGGTAATTGGCGGCGAGGCATTGCGGCAAGTCAAAAAACAAATTATCGGGACCATTGCCGAGCAAGGATTGGACGCCCTCAAGGACAAAGCCGGCCACGCATGGTCATTGGACCGGTACGCCGAAATGCTATATCGCACCAAAGTGGTTGAGGCCCGCAACCGAGGCCTTATCAACCGTATGGTGGAAAATGAGTATGATTTGGTCATGGTAAGCGCACACGCCGGCTCATGTGACAAATGCGCCCCATGGCAAGGGCAAATTTTAAGCGCCACCGGGCAAACCAAGGGGTATCACACCGTTGCCCAAGCCGAGCAAGACGGGTTATTTCACCCCAATTGCCGCCACGCAATCAATATTATGATACCCTCACTTGCGAGGCTAACACAGGCATACGAACCATCTAATAAAGCAATAAAGGCCGTCAAAGTCACTACAGCCCCCGCTGTTAAGTTGTTATTGTACGCCGGAGGGAAAAATAGCCATACGATAACCAACGTGAGGCAATGGGAAAGCGATTTGATGAAAGCCCGTGGGTTGGAAATTGCCGGCAAGGGCGCACCCCGTAATTACGGTGTGTACAAGGAACAGTGGATAATTACCAAAACGTCACCCCGCATTGAAATAAACACCACAGCCATTGCCAAGACATACAAGGGCAATCGGTCATTGTACGAAAAGCAAGTTGAGCGTACGTTTTACCATGAAACGGGCCATTTTATCGATTTTAGGTTGACCGACGATACCATCCGGCTTACCCAAAGTGCCGAGGTATTGGCCAAACTCAAATCCGAGGCCAACGAAATAGTTGTAAACCGCTTGGCCCACTCATATTTGGGCGAGCTTCCGGGCGGCAACACATGGGTGGAAAAATGGGGCCTCACGTTTGACGATATGCAAAAATTGGCCAATGGCAGGTCCATACCGATAAAAAACAAGGTTACCGGATACGAAACGCAAATAAAATTGACCAGGAAGCAATATCAATATTATTGGTCCTCAAAAGAGGTATTTGCCGACGCATACGCCCAATACCGGACTAACCCCGTGGCGTTTAATAGTTACGCACCAAAAATGTTTGAATATTTTGAAAAGTTAGGGGGTGTGAAATTATGAGCGACCCAAAAGACGACAGAGAAAACAAATTACCGCCGGTATTTGACCCGGAACTTGGCGAGATTGACCCGGAAAACCCGGACGAAACCGACGAGCTTATTGACGATTACGAGGCCGGACAAGAGCCACCCAAAAACAATACTTGACAATCACCCGAACGTTTGCAACAATGTTATTGTAAGGTTGTTTTGCGTGGACTTACCACGTAAAAAAACGAAACAAAAACAACTATGACAGAAAATACAGGTGCCGGCGACGGTACCGAATCAAATAAAGGCGGCGACGGAACCGGGGCAGACCCGAAAAAAACTGATAAAACCGTCAAAACCGACGTAAAGGACGCCAAAACCGGCGAGGACACGTTTGATGAAAGCGTGTTCGACAACCCGAAGTTGTGGACGCACCCACGTTTCAAGAGCCTAAACGAGAGAGCCAAAAGGGCCGACGCCTTGGAAAAGGCAGAAGCCGAAGCCGAGGAAAAACGGTTGAAAGAGGGCAAAAAGTTTGAGGAACTTGCAACGAAAGCTCAACAGGAGCGGGACACAATCAAAACTCAACTAATTGCCTCAAGACAGGACAACCGCATTATTTCCGAAGCCTCAAAAGTTGGCGTTGTGGACATTGAAACAGTATTGAAATTGGTTGATAGAACCGGCATACATGTTGACGATAACGGAAACGTTACCGGAGCAATTGAAGCCGTCCAATCATTGTTGGCCACCAAACCTTTTTTGAAAGGTAAGGCCGGGACAACAAAAATTGGGTCAGATACCAACCCGGGCGACGGAAGCGACGCAGGGGCCAAACGATTTAAGTTGTCACAATTACAGGACCCGATATTTTACCGGGAAAATGAAAAGGACATAATGGCCGCTTATAAAGCCGGATTGATTGAAGATGATATAACCAAGTAAAATACCCCGTTTCACCCCACAAAATACCCCTCGTTTATACTCAAAATTACGATATTTGGTGTATCCAAACATTAGTTTTTTTGAAAGGGGGTGAAAAAATTATGACCGAAAACGTACTCAACACAACGACTAATGCAGTGTTCATTCCGACTATCATTGCAAACAAGGTACTACAGCGTTTTCCGTCCTACCTCAATTTGGCACGTACCGTGTCAAGAGATAGCGATTGGACAACGGCAACCGTTGGCCAGACTATACAGGTCCCTAAGACCGGCGCAGTATCAGCTAACGACAAAGCGGCAGGAGATGTTTACACAAAACAGAACCCAACCGGTACCAATGTTTCCGTGACCCTCAACAAACACAAAGAGGTTACATTTACGATTGATGATGTAACCAAAGTGCTTGAAAATCAGGACACGCAGATGAGATATGCAGACGACGGCGCCATTGCGCTTGCGGAAGCAGTTGAAACCTCACTTGCAGATTTGCACCCGAGTGTAACAAGCACGATAACGTGGGACCGCACAAGCGCAACCACAATTGACGCCTCGTTACTCAAATTGCGTAAGTTTTTTACGGACCAGAAGGTCCCAAAAACAGAGCAACGGTATTTGTATGTTGATGCCACAGTTTTTAACGACTTATTGGCACAACAGAAATATACCGACCAGTCATGGCGGGGAGCAAACAACACAGTTGCAGACGGACAGATGATAAAAACCTACGGGTTTGATATTACCGAAAGCCAGATGATTGCTGTATCCGGTTCACCGGTGGCATATCACAATTTGGCCTACACAAGAAACGCATTTGTGTTGGCGTCCAGACCATTACCAAGGCCGCAAGGTTTTGGTGGCAATTTTGCCGTGGTCAACGACTCAAGCATTGGTTTGTCACTACGTACTCTTTTTTGGTACAACGCCGACCTTGGCGCGCACCAATTAACAATTGACTTACTTTACGGCGTCAATATTCTTGACGTTCGCAGAGTTTGTGAACTTGAGAGTTTTTAAGCGACAAATTGAAACCATAAAACCCGGGCAACCGGGTTTTATGGTGTGGTAAAAAACAAATGATTGTCATATAATATTTGCATGCCATTGCTTGTTGGACCAACCGGAAAAATGACACCAATTGATGACCCCAAAAAATTTGCGGAGTGGTTACAACAACCCGGATTTAGTAAGGCAACAGAAGAACAAGAGCGGTTATATATAGAGGAAGCCCGGGCAAGGATAGCCAAGGTCAATAATCTCAATGCCGCACAAGCGGGTATTTATTTGGCTACAGTATCAGAAGGTGGCAAGGACGGATACAGTATAGCCAGTAAAAATTTGGTCCGGCAGTTTGAGGCCGCCGGTATTGTTGTTTCTACACATTACACAGGTCAAAAGGTGGCAATTTTATTTCATAACCCATACTCAATAGCCCGTATAGAGGCCCCATATAGAATTATTTACACCATGTTTGAAAGTACAAAAATACCCGATGATTGGATTGACTATTTGAAAGCGGCCGACGAGGTGTGGGTACCGTCACAATTCAATCAGGTGGCGTTTGAGGCGGCCGGTATCAAAACTACAATTATGCACCTTGGATATGATAACGAAGTATATAAACCCATTGAACGTACCACGGCGCGAAAAGACCGCCGGCCGTTTACATTTTTGCATTATAACGCATTTAATATACGCAAAGGGTTTACCGAGGTTTGGAAAGCATTTACAGCCGAGTTTGAGAAAACCGAGCCGGTCAAATTGATACTCAAAACGACACAAAACAATAGCCCACTGCCTATTACCAAAGGCGAATATCCAAATGTTGAGATAATATACGGTAAGGTTACCGAGCGGGAAATGCACGACATAATGGCCCGGTCAGATTGTTTTGTATTTCCGTCCCGGGGTGAAGGGTTTGGTATGACGCCGCTTGAATGTATGGCTACCGGTATGCCGACAATTATACCCAATGCCCATGGTATGAGTGAGTATTTCGATAGTAAATATATGTATGAGGTCAAAGTTAAGGAAACATGCCCGGCCTTGTATGCCCGATATAAAGATATGGACGTGGGGCAAATGTTTGTGAGTGACGTTGACGATTTGCGCAAAAAAATGCGTTGGGTGGTTGAGCATAACGACGAGGCATTAGATATGGGACGCCGGGCGGCAGAATACGTCAAACCGTGGGCATACACACAGATATATCAAAAACACATTACCCGGGTACGTGAGATAATGGGTATGCAATTGGAACCAAGGAAATTGCAAAACGTACTAACATTGGAACGTGTGAGGGGGTGATAATGTATGGACAAGTCAAAATCACAAATGAAGCGTGAGGCCGTAATGGGTGCAGATGTAAACAAAACGGCACCAGTTGTTGCCATTGGGCAAACACATGTAAACAAACCGACGCACCGGTATTATTGTGACGCATGCACCGGGATTGCGTTTTTTGCAATTGAGGGTGAGTTTTTACCACGAACGGCAATTTGTCAGTCATGTGGTAAGGAATTGCGCAACCTCAAGAGAGAAAACCTTATAAGTTTGTAATAGCAGTAGTTGTCACAAAAAGACACCAAGTTACGGTAAACATTTATGAAGATAAAATATACGGGGCCTTGTCGTGATTATTCAGGGTACGGCGAAGCGTCCCGGCATGACATTGCCGCATTGGTCAAAGCCGGGGTTGAAGTAACCACACAAATACCGGTGTATTGCCCCGAATTGTCCGATTACGGACCGTTGGGTGACCTTGCTTTATCATTACAAGGACGTGAATTAGGGTATAACGTCAAAATATTACACACGACCCCAAACGTGTATGGTCAATATGCAGAACCAAATAAATACTTGATTGGCCGGGCATTTTGGGAAACAGACAAGGTGCCGTTGGATTTTGCGCTCAATTTACAAAAATGCCATGAAATTTGGACCGGGAGTGAATATAACAAAAAAGCCATGCACAATGCCGGAGTAACCCGGGATATTTACATAATACCAGAGGCGATTGACGCCAAAGTTACCCCGGACGAGTTTGACCCGTATTTAGTGGAAAACAAGGACGGATACCGGTTTTATTCAATATTTGAGTGGACAGAGCGGAAAAACCCAACCGCATTGCTTGAGGCATATTGGCGTGAGTTTGAAAATACCCCGGACGTATCATTGACCCTCAAAACATACCAAATATCATTTGGACCGGATAAGCGGGAACCGATAGACCAACAAATTAGAAAATTAAAAGCAAAATTGAACCTCAAAGTTTATGCACCGGTATTTATGTACCGAAACCTCATGGATAGACGGCAAATATATCGTTTCCACCGGACATTTGATTGTTTTGTGAGCGCCCACCGGGGTGAGGGTTGGGGTATACCACAAATGGAAGCATTGACCATGGCAAAACCGATAATTTCAACCAATTTGGGCGGTATACATGAGTATTTGACGGATAAAAAGGACGCATTATTGATTGGATATACTATGACCCCGGTTGATAACAAGGGTTATAACGAACAATGGTATACACCGGACCAGAATTGGGCCAATGTGGACATTGCCCATTTACGTGAGGCAATGCGGTGGGTTTACGAGAATAGGGACAAAGCCGCAAACATGGGCAAACTTGCCCGTGAAACGGCCGTGAAACGGTTTGATTTGCCGATTGTGGGTAAGATTATGGCCGACCGGTTAAAATTGGTAAATGATAAGGTGTTGAATATATGAGATTACTATATTTCAGTTGTCACAGCATACTTGAATATGACGAGTTGCGGTTATTTGAGGATTTGGGTATCCAATATTTTAGTTTGGGCAGTTATGTGAGGCCGACAGCGCCGGTTGACCCAATACGTCCATCGCTCAAAAGTTACCCGGAAACATGGGTGCGTGGCAATGCCCCACCCCGAGATAATATACCCTTGGAATTTATAAGCCAATTTGACACGATAATTGTAATGCACGTACCCGAATGGATTGAGCAAAATTGGGAAAAGTTTAGAGGTAAACGGGTTATTTGGCGTACCATAGGTCAGTCAACCCCGAATATTGAGGCTCGCATGGCTCAATATACAGGACGGGGGTTAGAAATTGTACGTTATAGCCCAAGAGAGGCAAATTTGCGTCCTACAGCCGGTTGTTCAAAAATTATCAGATTTTATAAAGATGAGCGGGAGTTTAGCAATTGGAATGGTGCCGGCAGTGAAGTTATAACGTTTGCACAGGATATGCAACATCGTGGCGAGCATTGTAATTACAACGCGTTTATTGAAATTACCAAGGGTTTTAACGCTCACGTATATGGTCCGAAAAATGAAGGGTCAGGACCGCTCAATGGTGGTTTTTTAACATATGGCCAATTGCAACAAAAATTACGTGATGCCCGAGTTTACATATATACCGGGACCCAACCGGCATCGTATGTACTCAATTTAATTGAGGCCATGTTGACTGGTGTACCTATTGTTGCCATAGGACCGAAACACGGAAATAGTTTGAATATAGGTAAGGGCGCTGAATTATATGAGGCACAGGATATAATCAAAAATGGGGTCAATGGTTTTATATCTGATGATATAAACGAATTACGGGGGCGTGTACAATCATTGTTGGACGATTTGAAATTAGCACGACGTATTGGGGAAATGGGACGGCAAACTGCTATTGATTTGTTTGGTAAAAAAGTGATACAAGAGAAATGGAAACAATTTTTGGGTGTATAATAATTGTATTATGAATATTACAAAGCGATTACAGGAAATTGACCCAACATTGATATTACACAATGAGGGCAATTGGTCCGAACCGCTTGACCCAACAAAACCCGGTTATACCTCATTTAACGATGCCGGCGTTGAAACCGAAACCGGCGAATTTTTATACAGCATGGTGCGTATACTCAAACCGGAGTTTGTGTTGGAAACAGGCACACACATTGGCGTTGGTGCCGCATACATGGGCCAAGCGTTAAAAGATAACCGTAATGGGATATTGGAAACGGTGGAGTTTATACCGGAATTACGGGACCGGGCGAAAATACGCATACAACAATTGCAACTTGAATTATTTGTATTTTGTCATTTGGGCGACGTAGCAAAATTTGAACCGTCCCACACATACAAAATGATTTTGCTTGATACAGAGCCACAAACACGATTTGCGGAGTTGATAAAATTTGAGCCATTTTTGGAACCCGGCGGGTTTGTTTTTATTCACGACCTACACCGGCACATGGCACAGGTAACACCATTACACCCGGACCACCCGGGCCAACCATATTGGCCATGGGGTCCGTTACCGGAAGCGGTCAAGGAATTAGTACAAAATGACGAATTACGGCCATTTCATTTTGGAACGCCCCGAGGCCTTACGGGATTTTATAAACCCGACATGGGCGATTACAAAGCATGGGACGCATAAAAGCGATAATTAGTGGAATTGTTTTTATTGTGATTATTTGGCCGCTTATGGTCATTTATTTATATGCAAGACGGCACGAATTACAAAAAAAAGTGGGCAATTGACCTTGACGGCGTAATTAGCGCCAACCCCCCCGCACTTGCATGGCTCACGTATCACTTACTCAAAAACGAAAACCACAACGAAATTTATATACTTACGTGGCGTGACGGGTCAAACCCGGACCGTAAAGCCGAAACTATAGCAGATTTGGCCCGGTTTGGCATATCGTATACCGAGTTAGTCATGGCCCCACGTAAATTTCCCACAATCAGAGGTGCCGCATATTGGAAAGTGGCCCAAGTCAATAAATTGGGCATACACATTTGGTTGGACGACGAAATAAAAAACTATACCCGGGATTTGGGCATGGACCTTGACCGGTTATTGCCAGACGTGGATAAAATATATATATGAGTAGAGCGGTTGTTACACATTTTGACGGTGACCCATTTACAATCAATGCGTGGTTGCGCCTATACCAAGACTATTGGCGGGGTGAGTGTGACGCCGTATATGGTACGTTATATTACAACCCGGCAGTTATACCCCCCGAGGTGGTAGCGTTTGACAAAACCCTATTTGCCGACTTTCCCGAAATACACATTGACGTGGTGGCCAAATATGCCCCCCCGGAAGCCGGAAACCAACAAACACTCAAAACGGTAAAAGAAGATTACGTGGGCCTTATTGAAAGTGACGGTTTGATATATGGTCGTGGTGTGGTTGACCAATGTTTTAGGTTATTAGAATATGAAGGGCAAGACATTATTGCACCCCCATGGTATTTAATTGACGACCCATATTTTAACGGAGATTTACAAAGTAAGGGTTTTATGCGGTGTTTTACATTTGCCAAAATGGAATTACTACGCAAAACAGACCTTGATTTCATGCCCCGGACTATACCGGTCAATTATCGGGTAACTGACGAGTACCAAACAGTACGTCCGGTACCGCTTGATTGTTTTGGTTGGTTATCATGGCAATTATTGTTACTCACCAAAAAAATAACCTATACCCCGGCCAATATTTTGGGACCGGATAATATATTTGCGCCCTATTCAAATTTTAAGTGGGTGCATGTACGGCAAATGAGTAGTAGCGCCATAGGCATGGGTGGGGCCGAGTACGCATTGTGGCAACAGAACGACGCCAAATTACTTGAGCGGGTAATGAGGCTATTTACGGAGGATTGGCCCGGAGGCCCCGCAGAGTTTATCCACATAAAAGCGGTTGCATTTAAGTTACTATTTTGGGACATACTCAAGAGTAAGCAAACATTGGGTAATTTTGCCGACGATTACCGGCACATGCTTGAGGCGGTAATTGAGTATTATGCTATGCCCCGAATATATATATATGAAATAAAAGGTTTTTATAAGGGGTTATTTAATATATGAGAACAACAAGAGCGGCTATATTACCGTATCCGGGCGACCCATTTTTATTACAATATTGGTTACGCAATTTTTACGATAAATGGGCCGCCGAAATTGACAAATTATATATCATTTGTAATACCCCAATTGAAAAACAGGTTGTTGAATATATTGAGTTTTTATGTACCGAAGGTGTTGAAACGGAAACGAACCCCAAAATTGATTTCACATATATTGACCACCACATACAGCATGGTGATGCCATACTAATTGGATTGGAAAAGGCAACAGAAAAAAATATCATGTTGGTTGAGGATGATTGCTACATGATAAAAAGTGGCATAGTTGATTGGTGTTTTACTCAAATTGAGAGCGGATTATTTGACATAGTTGGCAGTAAACGAGGTAGTTGCCATGATGAAATTTTAGAAGCCGCCCGACGTATATATGGTATATGCTATGAGGGCGAGGGCGACCAAGGCCCCAATTTTTGGCCGAATTGCTTTTTTGCATCCCGCCAATTATTGTTGGCCACGGACCGGGACTACAATTCTCGAGCGTGGACGCAAGGTGAGATAATCACCCCGTTGAATGACTATGAAGTTGTAGCCCCGGTCATATCGTCCGATACGTTTGTTTGGGCCTCATTACAATTACGAGCCATGGTACCAGAAAACCGGATTTGTTATTTTCCACAATATCACGCACACCCGGACGATTACAAACATTATGAACAAAAACGGTATTTATTTGACGGTCACGCCCCATGGTGCCATATAGGCAGTTTATCAAGCGGCGTATCCGGGGCAATCATGGACGACCAAGGGAGGTCATTATCCAAAAGAACCCATGAAGAACCACATGGGCCTACCATATTGCCGGCGGCGTGGTGTGATATAACAAGTGAGTTTTCACAAATGGAATGGGAACGGCGGGTGCAATGGTGGCTTACATTTTGGGAACGGCGGGAAGTACAAGAAATACAAAAATTTGCTAATTTATACAAAGTTGGATTGGACCAGATTATCAATCAATATAAATTAAATATCAAACGTATCAGACAACGACAGGAAATATACAAAACATTAGGATTATAACTATGGTTACAGATTTGATAATGACATGGCCCCGCAATTGTGATTATCCAAAGTGGCGGCAATTTTTACGTGACAACCGACCAAAATTTAATGAGGTATTGATTGCATTTATGGAAACCAACCAAGGTGAGGATTATCGGGGGTTTATTCAAAATGCCATGTTTGTCGATTACGTACATTTTGGTGACGCACCCCAACCAAAATCCGGTGAGGATTGGCGTAACATTGCAATAAACGCCATGCTTTTGCACTCTTATAATGCGCCATGGGTTTGGTTTACCGAACAGGATTTTTACCCATTGCCCGGGTTTTGGGATGAGGTGCAACACCATGAAAATGAGGGGTGCGACGTAATAGCCGTTTATCAAGGCGACCGCATGCACCCATGTTGCATATTTGCCAAGCAACAGTCCATACGACGGACCCGGCGCAATTTTGGCATAATACCGGACAAGGCAGACCATTTTTACATGTTTCAAGAGGACATAGAGGGCAACGATTTGAAAATTGGCGTCATAAACCCGGCGACTTATTACCACCACAACGGATTATCACATAACATGAACTTGCTTTATAACGGCGAGCAACCAAATTATAAAGTGGATAAATTTAATGAATGGTTGAACGAGTGTCTACAGGTAAGCGTGCCAATTGACCAAAGGTTTATTGAACTTGTGGGAAAAATGCGGTAAATACACTCCCCCACCGTCACTCCCCCACTATAGGCCGAGGCTAAAAACACGATTTTGGGCCGGGGGAGCGAGAGAGTAGGGGATTGGGGCGGTATTACCGCATTATTGTATAATGAGCCTATGTACACAGTATTTGCGGACCAACATCATTTTGGACTATACAATTCGCTCAAGCTATTGTTTGAGGACCGATTGGGCGGTACCCTGTACCGGCCGATTGGCCGGGAATGGTTGGACGCCGGGTATTGGCGCATTGCCGAAATTTACAACAACCACCCCACCACAATTGCCCAATATTTAGGAATACACGACGATTACGTAAGCGAGGACGGCGTATATAATATTTGGGAAAACGGACACAAATTTTTTCAACACGCCATTACGCTTGACCGGTTTATGCGTGAGCCGATTGATATTGTTATTGCATCCGTACCAGAGCATGTTGAGAGTTTTGCACGACTATGCGCCACTCACCCAAACCACCCAAAATTTATTTACCAAATTGGTAACTCATGGAATATTGACGGAAGTTTACCGGTAAAAAATATCATGGCAAGCGCACGTATGGGCGGTATGAGCATTGGATTACATACCATTGAATATCACCAAGAGTTTGACACCAAAATATTTAAGCCCCGGGTTGAGTTTTCTTACCCGGACAACAATATATTTTCATTTATCAATTGCCTCAACACCGCAAGCATATACGCCCATGATTGGCCGTTATTTACCGGACTTGAAAGCGCCATGCCCGATTGGAAATGGCAAACGTTTGGCGGCTCATGCCGTGACGGCGAAATGAACGGACAACAGGCGGTTGCAGACAAAATGCGTGAGGCAAAATTTGTGTGGCACGTCAAAGCCGGTGGCGACGGGTACGGCCATGTTTTGCATAGTGCCATTGCATGTGGGCGGCCCCTCATTGTCAAAAAAAGTTATTACATGGGCAAATTGGCCGAGCCACTTTTGATAGACGGGGTAACGTGCATTGATATTGACGGGTTGAGTATTCCACAAATTGTCAACAAAATTGTGGATAACTCAAAATTGGATAGGTATTTGGCTATGTGCCAAGCCGCACACCAAACATTTGCCCATTATGTGGATTTCAACGCCGAGGGCGAAGCACTAAAACAATTTATGCAAAACTTGGTATAATTTAAGTATGGCAATCATTACCGCAAAAGTCATAAGCGCCACAACCCAAAATGGGATGGCTATAATAGTGCTTGAATTTGACGACGGATTAGGCAAGTGGCAAAAAACTTATACCCAAGCGCATGAAACAATCAAAGCCGCCGATTTTAAGGAAATGGTGGCGGCCGACATACGACGGGATTTGAAAATACAAACACAATTATTAGAACTTACCCCATTAGTGGGTAAAACGTTTACATTTTCAGTATGAGCAATCCAAGCGCTGATTTTCCAACAACAGTACATACTCCAACCGATACCACGGCATATACCTCAAGTGCATTAGGCAAAACAGCCCTCAAACATACCGAGGTACACGGCAAAATTGAGCAAGAGTTGGAATCGACGCAAACCAAACTTGGCAAGGGGGCAAGCACACCGGCAAGCGGAAAAGTATTGACTGGCGGTCCGGGCGGCACATCGTCATGGGAAACAACCGACACATTAGTTGGTCCAACGGGTCCAACGGGTCCATCAGGTGTTGGAGTAACAGGGGTCACAGGAGCAACAGGTATTACAGGCCCAACCGGGGTAACCGGTGCCGGGGTTACGGGTGTTACGGGTCCAACAGGAGAAACGGGACCAACCGGTCCTATTGGACAAACCGGCGCAGGGGTCACAGGAGCAACGGGAGTGACAGGAGAAACGGGAGTGACAGGAGAAACGGGACCAACGGGAGTAAGTGGAGCCGGAACCACCGGGGCAACAGGCCCAACCGGCGTAACGGGTATCACAGGTGAAACAGGCCCAACCGGCGTAACGGGCGTAACAGGTGCGGGTGTAAGCGGAATTACCGGAGTTACCGGAGTTACCGGCGTTACAGGTGATACCGGACCCACAGGGCCACAAGGTGTGACCGGTGTGACCGGTGACACAGGACCCACGGGCGTACAAGGTATAACAGGGGTCACAGGTGCCGGCGTAACGGGCGTAACGGGTGTAACAGGTGAAACAGGCCCAACTGGACCTACAGGTGTTGGGGTAACCGGTGAAACCGGACCGACAGGACCGGCGGGTGCGGGTGAAACAGGAATTACAGGAGTTACAGGTGTTACGGGAGTAACGGGCGATACAGGGTCAACAGGAGCAGGTACAACAGGCGTCACAGGCGTGACCGGAGTTACGGGTGTAACAGGCGATACAGGACCAACAGGACCGGCGGGGGCGGGTGAAACCGGTGTAACAGGTGTAACCGGAGCAACAGGTCCGGCGGGGGCGGGTGAAACCGGTGTAACAGGTGTAACAGGACCGACAGGCGTAGGGGTAACAGGGGTAACAGGGGTAACCGGGGCAACTGGACCGACAGGACCGACAGGTGAAGGTGTAACGGGAGTTACAGGTGTTACAGGGGAAACCGGACCCGAAGGTACCGGTGTAACTGGCGTTACCGGTGTAACCGGTGTGACAGGCCCAACTGGCGTTGGTACTACAGGTGAAACAGGACCTACCGGAGAGCAAGGGGAAGTTGGCGAAACTGGCGTAACTGGACCGACAGGTGCCGGCGTGACAGGTGAAACTGGGGATACAGGCCCAACAGGCGAAACTGGACCAACGGGACCATCAGGAGCAGGTACAACAGGTGCAACCGGACCAACGGGACCTACGGGTGAAACCGGACCAACAGGCGAAAGCGGAGCGGGCGTAACAGGTGTAACCGGTGATACTGGGGCAACCGGTGAAACCGGACCAACAGGACCTACAGGTGTTGGGGTTACGGGTGCAACCGGACCAACAGGTGTACAGGGTATAACAGGAATTACCGGCGTAACAGGTGTAACCGGTGATACTGGGGCAACCGGAGATACCGGCGTTACCGGTGTAACCGGTGTAACCGGTGTAACAGGCGATACAGGCCCAACAGGACCTACAGGTACACAAGGGATAACAGGCGTAACAGGTGACATTGGCGTTACCGGCGATACCGGGCCTACAGGACCAACCGGTATACAGGGCGTAACTGGTGATACCGGGGAAACTGGACCTACGGGCGTTGGGGTAACAGGAGATACTGGGCCTACGGGTCCAACAGGGCCTACTGGGGTTCAGGGGGTAACAGGCATAACCGGCGATACAGGCGTGACTGGGGATACGGGACCAACTGGACCAACTGGTGTACAGGGTATAACTGGTATAACGGGTGTTACAGGTGTGACCGGAGTAACAGGCGATACAGGAGAAACAGGAGTTGGTATAACTGGTGAAACTGGACCTACAGGTGAAACTGGGGATACAGGCCCAACAGGACCGACAGGTGTAGGAGTTACGGGCGATACAGGCCCAACAGGACCGACAGGAGATACAGGACCAACTGGTCCAACCGGCGTTGGAGCTACGGGAGCAACCGGACCCACCGGACCAACAGGTGTTGGAATTGGCACGATTTCAAAATCAATAACTATTGAAAGCCCAACAAGCGCAGAGGATATAAGCGTATTTTTTACTAATCGGGCAATTACGATAATCGAAATGCGGGCCGTACTTGTTGGGTCAAGCACACCAAGCGTTACATGGACCATACGGCACCATGCTACAGACCGAAGCAATGCCGGCAATGAGGTGGTAACAGGTGGAACCACTACAACGTCAATATCGTCCGGGTCAGATGTAACCTCATTTAATGATGCCACAATTCCGACCGACAGTTTTATTTGGCTTGAAACTACAGCACAAAGCGGAACCGTTGGACAAATAGCAATAACAATTGTATATACAGAGGATTAAGATATACCGATAGATTGATATGGCACAATTCGGAAGACCAGAAGCTACCATCACATCAACCTATGTCGTTAGTGGCGACCATACATCGATAGACGAAACTTCTGCTAATGATACAGATAAGATAGTCGGAACAGAAAATCAAGCCACCACCTATGAGTGTCGCTTGTCAGATGTTACCGACCCCACAATCCATACAGGGCATATTGTCAGGTACAGGATATGTAAATTAAACGGTACGAGTGTTGATACGGGGGGAAATGCTGTTTTATGTACAGTTTCCTTGTACCAAGGTTCTACCCTAATCAAAGCAGATACACAAAGGACTTGTGCTGGTCTGACAACGTACGAACTAACTTTAGCTGAAGGTGAAGCAGATGATATCACCGACTATACCGATTTACGCATACGGTTCAAAGGTACGGATTCAG